ATATTAAGAGAAGCGGCTATCAAGGCAGCTTCAAAAAAATAATAAATAAAGGAGATTAATTAAAATGGACTTAACAACTCAAATTAAGAAAGCACTGAAAAAAGCAGGGCTTGATGAGGCGTTAGTAGAAAAAATCAAGGTGACTGAAGAGAGTCAAATTGAGGCAGAAATTGAAAAGTTAAAAGGGAAAATTGATCTTACCCCGGAACAGCTTGTCGCTGCCGTTAAAGAGGCTGGACTGGAAGAAAGCTTTAATAAGTACCTGCAAAGCGAAACAGACCGGAGGGTATCGCAAGCTATTACTACCCATGATCTAAAAACAGCAAAAGAAAAAGAAGAGGCGGTCACAAAGGAAAAGGCCGAAGAAAAGAAAAAGAAAGAGCAGGAGAATATGAGCGATACCGAGAAGACGATAGCTAACCTGGCCGAACAAGTGGGGAGCTTGACTAATCTGGTGAAAGGTTTTGCCGAGACAACCGGTGAAACAAAGAGGGAGACTTTGATCAAGAATGCCTTAAAAAAAGCAGATTTGAACGAAGGATTCTCAAAATATATCGCAGTTGATAAAGACGAGGACATTGAAGAAAGTGTAAAGAATTTAAAGAATCAAGTTCTGGGACACAAACAAGCCGAAATTGATGAAAAATTAAAAGGCGGAGAAGCACCTCCAAAAGGTGAACCGGCGGGAACTGTTGGAGAAGAAATAGCGAAAACTTTTGCCGAAGAAAAAAATTTAGGGACCAAAGGGCAACCTTTTCAGGGACTATCAGAAGAAGAAATCAAGAAAGGCGAAGAAATTAAAGAAAAATAATATATCAAAAGAGGTGAGAATATAATGAGTTTACAGATAACAAAAGAATCAGGATCTGTTTATAATCCTGTATTTCTTAAAATATTAGAAGATATTCCTGGCGGAGTAACAATAAAAACTAATAGATTCCCAACTGCGACCAAAGAGATCAAGAAGGGAACATTGTTAAATGCCGATGCTTCCAGTGCGGGACTGTATAACGTAATCAAAACTGTAAGAGCAACAGCCGCAATAGGTGCAGGCGTTACTGTTATAGCAATTGAGCCTGCTGATCACTTATTTAAAGTTGGTGAATTTATATTTCTGTATGGAGTAACTGCTTCAACGATTAGCCGAGTATCATCCACTGCTATTGCTGTTAATGCAACGCTGGGTGCTGGTTTGGTTGCTACGGGTGCGGTTTTATATGAAACTGCCACAATTACCACTGCAACCGCCCTATATAACGCAAACGCTGTTTTAAGAGATAATGTAGAGGTAAGAAAAGCCGGAGTAACAACTCTACTGGATAATTTGTTTGCGGGTGCTGTCGTTAGAGGAACCGTAGACGAATCCATGTTACCTTATTTCGTTCCAACTATTCATAAAACTAACTTAACCGACAGGATAAGATTTGCATAAAAAATAAATAATAAAAATAATCGAGGTGAAATATAATGGAATATAGTTTATTAAAAGAAATAGACAAAAAAAGTTTGCAGGCCTATCTTACTGCCCGTGTATTCGAGAAACTATTTTGGCCTACATTCTTCCCTTTAAAATCAACACCCTTTTTAACTTACGAAACCTTAATCGGAAGTAAGGGGAACAGGGTAGCTGCCGATGTAGTCGCATATAATGCAAGTGCACCGCTAAAAACTAGAAGAACCGTAAGTAAATTATCTGGAGAAATCCCTTCTATTAGAATGAAAAAGATAATGACAGAAAAAGATTTGAATACCTACAATATACTAAAGGCCCAGGCGAGACCGGAACAGAAGGCTCTACTTGACCTTGTATTTGGAGATGTAGACGATAGTATAGATGGAGTAAATGCTCGGTTAGAGTGGATAATATTCCAGGCATTATCAAAAGGACAAATAACACTTTCTACAGTTACAAACGCTGTAGGAGTAATAACAGAAGAGGCTATTGATTTCGGGCTTCCTGCAGCTAATAAAGAAGTCGTAGTAGGTGCTAATACTACTAAATGGACAACCGCACTTTTCGCAACTTCTAAACCTATAACTGATATAGAGTATGTCCTTGAACAGGCCAAAGATGCCGGAGTAGATCCGAAGTATATACTAATGAATCGTTCTAAATGGCTGGCATTTAGAATATCAACTCAGGTTAAGGACTTAGTAGTTCCATTTGCTCTTTATGGGAGTACAAAGCTTAAAAGAGCTCCCTCAATTGAAGTGGCAAATGAGGCTTTAAAATCCGAAGGACTCCCACAGATAGTAATAATTGATACCAGAATAAGCTATGAGGATGCAGAACATGCAATTACAGCAGTTGATCCCTGGTTAGATTCTTCTAGCGCAGATAGGTATGTAACTTTTCTAGAAGATCTAAAATGCGGAGATATGCTCTATGGACCAATAGCTGAAGAAACCAATCCACCCAAATTAGTGGTTCAAGCGAAGAAAGGACCTATCCTGGTGTCAAAATGGTCTGATGTTGATCCCGTAGCAGAATATACCAAAGGCGAACTCAACGCATTCCCGTCCTGGCCTACAATAGATAGAGTATTTTCTCTTGATACTGAAATGTCTACTACCGGAGCATGGGGAACATAATCTAAATGACTAATAAAGAGTCTCTACAATCATTAACCGAATATGAGAATGATAATTTATTGGAGAAACTTCTTTTGGATCGAGGGGTTGCGACAGGGGATACTTACTCGGCAGCAAATGCTAAAGATATAGATTTATGCGCGGCTGATTTATATTTTACTCTTGCAACCCACCCCGACCTAAGAGAAGGATCTTTTACCATAAAATATAGTGGAGCTCAACTTATCGCGATGGGCAAAAGGATTTTACAGAAATACGATATGGACAAACCAACAGTTAATGGAGAGGCGGTATGGTAATAAAAAGGTATCCTCATACAGCCACTTTGAGTTACTATACTCCCGGGACTACTAGCTCGATTGGAATATATACTCCCGGGACTTTGGTAACGATAGGGATCGTCTGTAGTGCACAACCGAATTCAACTAAACATATTATAGGGGAATCCGGGAATATGATCGGATATAATTGGTTTGTTTCTTCTCCATTATTCGCTGGTGCGGGAAGCGTTCCTGATGGCGCAAAATTAGAGTTTTTTAACAAGGAACATATAATTTTACAATTGTTCGAATATCAAAAACATACAGAAATGAAGTGTTAATATGCCTTTAATTCCTGGATTTAACCAGGGTGATATAGATAGAAAAATAGATAGATTTAAGGTCAATATAGAACAAAGAATTATCTGGACCCTGGCTATGGCAGGCGAAAAATTTGTCAATGATGCTAGGAGTACCCAAACATATCAGGACAAAACTGGTAACTTAAGAAGTTCGATCGGATATATAATTGCCCGGGATGGGAATATTATTCAGGAAAATATAGAGGGAAAAGCTGAAGGTAGAGCCCAAGCAAAAAAAATAGCAAATGAGGTATTAAGAGAAAATAAAAAGGGATTTATCTTGATCGGATTTGCAGGTATGGAATACGCTGCGGCCGTAGAAGCAAAGGGATATGATGTAATTACCGGGAGCATACCAGGAGTAAAGGAACTCTTAAAGGCAAAGGTAAAGGAATATAGTTTATGAAAACAACATTTGACATAAACGATGTATTATATCCTATCATCAACGTAGCTTCCGTTCAGGCCACAATCGATGGTAGGGTCTATAGAAATAAAAAACCCTTAAATTCAGAATTGCGGGATATTATAATAATTCCTTTAACTAATTATAACGGAGATGAAATCATAAATGACGCTACCTTTATGGTTAATTGCTATTGTAAAAATTTTGATAACGGGACCCCCGATATAGCAAAAATAAGATTAATAGCCGAAGCAGTGATAGCCGTAATAGAGGCATATAATAACACTTCAAATTACTATGTTTTTGTTATCGTGAATCAAATACTATTACAGGATACTGACCAAAAATCAATGAGCTATGTAAATTTAAGAATAAACTGTTTCATAGAAAAATAAAAAAGAGGTGAATAAATAATGAGTAACATCAGATTAATTGGGCTAACAAGTATAAAGATTGGAGATATAACTGCTACTGGAGCTATGGGAGCTGGGGCTTCTTTAGTAACTATAAGTGCTATCGTTCCCGATAGTGCCCATCTTATAATAGAAGCTCCGGGAGCAACAGATTTATTTGTAGAAGAAAGCGACCTTCCAGATATCCAGCTCCTCAGTTCAAGTAAGAAAACCATTGAATTCGCTACAAGGGATATAGGAGGCTTGGTATTATTGGAAGCATTTGGTGGAACATATATTCCTCCTTCTGGAGCTACTTTGGGGACATGGAGTGCACCTGTAACCGCTGTAACTATAAAAGAAAGCTGTATAGAAGCAATTTCTAAAGCCTACAATGGGCAATACCTGACTTTAGCGATACCCAGAGTATCTGTTAAGACTGGTGGAGATTTGCGGTTTAGCAAAACTGAATCAGGTCAGATAACTTTCAGCTGTGATGTATTAATTCCTGCTTCTTCGGTTGCAATTTCTCCAATGGTAATTACAAAAACATAAAAATATAATATTGATTACAGTACCCGCTCTATTATAGTAATATTTTTAGGGCGGGTATAATTTAAGAAAGGAAAAATATGCCCAAAAAGAATAAAAAAAAAGAAATAAAAGATAAACTCGGGACTCCGAGTGAAAAAGATAATAAACAGATCCGCCAAAATGCTGTAAATTCAATTCTCGAAGAGGGAGTTGATTTTACTATTACAATCCAAAATAAAAATGTATTCCATAGACTTAATTTAATTCCTTCTGAAAGAAAATTCATTATCTATCCTATTAAAATGGGGGCACTATTAAAAATCAGTGAGATTCTACTGGATCTAAATACCGATGAATTAATAGGGGTTATGAAAAAGAACGACAAGGAAACCAATTTTATGGATTTAGGAGTTAAGAATATAGTAGAGAATAAAGATAAATTAATTAAGATGATTGCCTATGGAATTGTTAATGGCGAAAAGGAACCATCAAAAAAATTGATTAGGTTCCTAAATGAAAACCTGACCACAAAGGAGGGGCTGAAATTAGTCACCTTAGTAATTCAGCAAATGGATGTCAGCCCTTTTTTAGCGTCTTTAGTCTCGGTAAAGGGGATGAATCTACTACAGATGAAGAAAGAGGAAACCCCTGGCGAATAATCGGCGGATTGATGCATTATTTTCCCCGGATGTCCATGAGGGATATCTTATGGAATTACTCATATACTAATATAGCGATGCTGATGAGTAGTATTCCTAGCTATGATCCAAAAAAACAAAAAAAGAAAGAAATAAGCAATATGGAGATTAAAGATATCAACGAATTAAAAGGATTGTTATGAAAATTAATTTAGTTAAACAACCCGGTAATTCGAATTTGTGCGGCCAGGCTTGCGTGGCAATGATTGCCGGAATATCGCTTGAAGAATCTGTAAAATTATTCGGTTCAAAGGGTAAAACAGGCACAAAAACATTATATTATGCATTAAAGGAAAGGGGGATAACCTGTAGTGAAAAAGCTGTCAGAATAAAAAATAACAATAAACCGGAATTCTGCATAATTACTATTCATTATACTGGATATAAGAATAAACACTTTTGCGTATGGAATAATAACAAATATTATGATCCGGCACGTGGAATAAGGAAGAAATTAGATAAATTTGAAAGGGAAACGTCATTTATTAAAATTAATCAATGAAAGGAAGGTATTTATGAACAAAGAAATAAAAGAGATAATAGAGAAATTCTTGATCAATTGGAGAAAGAAAAAGTGGGCGAAAATGGCCAGATATACTCAATTGACCTGGAGAAATAATCATTCGAATAATACCGGCTGGTTAGAAAGTTGGTTTTGGGAAAAAGATTTAAAAAAATGGGAAATAACTAAAATTGTAACTATGGGGAAAGCCTGTAGGGATGTTTTTATAGATATTGATTATGGGAAAGGAATAAAAAAAATAAAAGCAAGAGTTATTTGTGAAACTGGGCCCTATAAACCGGATATAGAGGGTAACTGGGGTATAAATCCTATAAGCTGTTTAAAGGAGATATAATGGGGAAATTTAAATTGTCAATATGTATGATAGTAAAAAACGAAGAGGCAAATCTGCAAAGATGTCTGGATTCTTTTTTACCTATTATTCAAATGAAAAACGATGAAACACTAAAACCACTTACCGAATTGATTATCGTAGATACGGGATCTACAGATAGGACGATAAATATTGCCAAAAAATTTACCGACAAGGTGTATAAAAAAGAATTTATCCCTTGGGATTTTAGCAAAGCCCGCAACTATGGGATCAGGAAGGCTACCGGGGATAAAATAATGTATATGGACGCCGATGAGGAATTGCGCCATGACTGCATATATCCTTTAGAAGATATAATATTAAATCCAAAACATAAAGAACCAACGGTATTTGTAAGTTTATATAACTATTATACCCAGGATTGGAAACAATATTCTGAAATGCTGCAACCTAGAATATTCAAAAACGAGAAGGATTTTCACTTCGAGCATGCGGTCCATAATAGGCCATCTGTAAAGGACCCTTATCTTTTTGCACCTCATATAATATTTAATCATTATGGATATATCTTTCGGGGGGAAAAGGGCGAAAAATTATTCGATAATAAAATGGCACGCAGTTTACCGATGCTCAAAAAAGAATACAAGAAACATCCGGATAATTTTCATAATTTTACTCATTTAATGAAAACTTATTATGTAACCCGTGATTTTAAGAATGTTATAGAATACGGCGAAATATGGATCAAAGAAATGAGAAAGCAAAAATATAATGAAGGCTGGACCGCATTCCTTGAACCTTTTATCAATTTAGTAGGTTCCTACCTGGCACTTGATGATATAAAAAATGCGGAAAGAATAGAAAAAGAAGCCTGTCATTATTCAAGTAGAATATCTCAAATATATTTAATGCTGGGAAATTATTTTACCGGTAAAGACAATAAAAAAGCAAAAGAATATTTCGAAATTGCACTTAATATATTTAATACAAAGGGAAGTTTATATGATCAATTATTGGTTAATAATGCAAAAGTAGTTTTACCGGAGATTTTAAACTGGTTAGCTATTTACGAATTCGAAAAAAAGAATTATGAAAAAGCGGGGAAATATATTAATGAAGGGGTTAGATTAAATAATAATAAATTAGCGATACGTTGGGATATTTTTAATCAAGATAATGCAAAGAAAAATTTAATTAAGGTGGAATAAAATGGCTCTTGATGTTTCAGGAACTAATTCATTATACTGGAAAACTGGCATAAACAATGCTGGTCTAATGACCGGCTCTACCCAGGCCAAAGGAATATTAAGAGGCCTTACAAGTGCTATAACCAAAATGGATGTTTTTGCCGGCCTCGCAATAGGCTCTGCTCTTGTCTTTGCTAAAATATCGAAACAGGCCTACAATTTTTCTAAAGAATTCGAAACTGCTATGAAAGAAGTCCAGACTATCTCAAAGGCAGTGCAGAATAATTTCAAGGGCATATCAAAAGAGATAATCGATATGACAAAGACCGTCCCGGATAATGCTAAGAAATTAACCGAAGCCCTATACCAGATCGTCTCTGCTGGTTATGATGGGGCCGAGGCTATGAATATACTCCGAACATCTACCGAGCTTGCTGTAGCCTCTGTAACCGATACATTTGTTGCTGCTGATGTTCTAACTTATGTTATGAATGCTTATGGAGTGGCCGCCGGGACCGCGGCAGATATCTCTGATAAATTATTCACTATAGTTAGACTCGGTAAAGTAAAAATGGAAGAATTGGGCCCAACTCTGTCTATGGTAACAGGACTTGCCGCTGAAATGGGCATATCTTTCAATGAACTTTCTGCAATGTATGCTGAGGCGGTCAAGAAAATGCAACCCCATATTGTCTCTACTGGTATTAGGGGAATAATTACCGCTATGCTACAAGTTTCAAAAGGGACTGGTGAGGCAGCAGATGCCGCAAGGGAATTGGGAGTAGAGTTTGATATAAATGCTTTGAAGTCTAAAGGATTTGAACAAATTCTAAAAGATATAATCACAGCAACTAAAGGTAATGAAGCTGCTCTTGGTAGATTATTCCCTAATGTTCGTGGGCTTACCGGGTTACTTGCAATTATGACTGGTGAAGGTGAAGGATTTAATAAGACTTTACGTGAAATAGAAAATTCTACCGGGGCCACCGAAAAAGCCTTTAAAACTATGATGGATACCACTGAAAATCAATTATCCATTCTTCGGAATAATATAACAGCTAAATTAAAACCGCTCGGAGATAGCCTGCTTAAACAAATGAACGATATAGCTAAAGGAATTAATATTGCAATGAGTGGGGCTAATGATGAGATGTCGAGACTTTCAAGAAGTTATTCAGAATTAGTCGATACCCTGCAAAGAAAACAGAGTAGAATTGATGGTTTAATAGTCACCATAGAAGGTTTACGAAGCAAAACAGAACTTACCAGAGAAGA